CCGGACACGAGAACATATCTGTTCCAGTAATCGGTCCAATGCGGGTGAACGAGATCGTTCGCAGACGGCAATGTGAAGGGCTGCAAAATTTCTAATGAGTCAAGATAACCTTCTATTAATAGCTGGTTCTCGACTGTGATGCCATACAATTCTTCTACCAATAATCGTGTTCGAATCGGCGGGGTCTTGATGACCCCTTTAAAGTGCATTTTGGCTTCTAAAAAGAAATTTCGCTCCCACTCAGACATGCTGCCTGGTTTGGCGTTGTAGCCTCTAGTAACTCGTAGTCCATAACGAGCGAGGCTGCTTAATATCGGGCAACCACCGTACTGGTAGCCCATGGAAATCGCTTTGCAACGAAGCAATTCCATCTTCCGTTTTTGAGAACATTTGGAGTAACGACCAGTCGTCCACCCGAAAGTGGCCAACTCATCTAATGGGTTCGTGACGTTAACTTCATCAACTTCATCGAACACCAAACCGCAAAAGGACGCGGTACTCAAACGAGCATGTTTCTCTAGCTTTATTACTAAGCCTAAACGGGCGAAGTCCTCTGAGCAGGGTAGATTTCCGTTCGCGGTAACTAAACCGTCATCTCCCTCCACGACGCCGAGTACGTCCGTGCAACCACTTCGATCACACATGAACAACATAAACATCAGGTTCGAAAACCCATTGCCTAATGACGTATTCATTTCGCCAGACATTCTGGTGGCTTCGACAAAAACATCGAAGTGCTTAAAGACACACCTATTGCGCCCCGCAATGACTTTATTCATCAACCACATGAACTCCTTCCCTGAAGGTAGATCTTTGGTCATGTACTCATATAGAACGAATTCACAATTTTCCATTAATAGCTTTCGAAACAACGCCTCAAAGGCTGTATAATCGGTAGCGATGAATTGTTTGCCATGTCCCAGGCGCTGCATTATGTACGCAGGCCTGTCGGCTACGGGGATCTTCTTGATGAACCAATCGAGTTTGAAAAGAACTTTCTCGATCAGTTTGAAGATTGGGCCAGTCGCGCATTTAAACTCGTCAACCCTTGAGTTTATTGCGCGGGCATGTTTGTATTCGGGATAGACTTCGTCTTTTTGAAACGACTTTACAAGATGGTATTTCTTGTCCCGAATATTGGTCACCTGTTTCCATTTGTTTAACAACGCTTTCCTGCGCCACTCTGGATAATTGGTCGAACTAAGCCATGTTTCTACACTCACGTCGCTTGAAGCAGGTAGCGGGGTCAAGTTGGTCTCAACCCATTTTTGTGTGAATGCTCTTAGTTCCTTCAATAGTTGTGTATCTATTGGTGGTGGTTCCATGCAGAACCTCTTTTCGACCCCCGCTTTCATGGTAGGTCCATCGGCTGGATCAGGGTGTGGGCACACTGCTCCCTCTAAGTGGCAACCCAAAGACGCTAAGACTACTGGACGATCTTGAACTATCACGCGAAAGTTTTTGATCTCAGCATCTGCTTTGATTGCTGGCACTTTTGGAAGAGGTACCTCCCCTAGCCGGTAACCGTAGGCCACTACTGGTTTGCGGGGGCCCGACAAAAAGGAAGTTCTCTTGTGCGGGTCTGTATCTGGCGGTGTATACCGTAAGCCACCAGAGCCGTGTTCTGTACAACATGGTCTTTGTTTAAGAAGTCATATCTGTTTGCATTGACTGTGCCCATGTTTTTGAGGGCAAAGACGATCCTTTCTCTAGTTACTACGTCATCGACGGAGGGGATCATTATTCCCATATGGTTCAACTGGGACAGCATTTCGACTGAGACATCAAGATCGACATCTCGTCCGATTTTCTTCTTTTTATATAGGACGTATTCTTGGTTTTGGATGTCCTGGTGATGGGTGTACTCATCTTTCGCATAAGCGATTTCATAGATTTTCCGGTAACGCATCTTTACAACGCGCCCATCCCTGTGTTCCAATTTGACTCTCGACAAAGCATCTGGTCTAAGGTCTTTTTCTCCTGCGGTCCACTTCGTCTTATACTGGTACTTATGAAGCACTCGAGTACGACACCAAACTTTATCATTATAGTAGATGACATATGCTAACAAAAGAGCCAAGAAAGGCGTCATAATGTGCAAATACCAACTCCAATATAGATACATTGATAGGATTGAAGGGGAAAGAAACTCATACCATAAAAACAAGGCTCTTCCGTAAGTAGTACCCCAGGTCAATTTGAATAACAAGAAGTT